CTGTGTCGAGGATTGTTGAGGCTGGCATTTATTGCACCATTGAATCGGTGTCGATGTATGCCCCTAAGAGTCCTGATACGCGGTTAAAGAGACTGCGCCCTAGGCGGTAAGGGCTGACATTAGTAAAGTCGATTCCCTCGATCTGTCCACCAGGAGCGATGCGAGATTGGAATACTTCTACTGAGACTGCTAGGACTGCTGACTCGACTGCGCTGACTCCGACATAAGTAGCTGCGCCTGAAAGAGTAGCCTTGCCTGAAGGAATGACATTACGGCCATCGATGTCTGCGTTAGTGATTGAGACTGTAAAGAATCCGTTAAAGTCACGATAAACGCCATCGACGAATACTCGAGAATTAGAGTTCATAACATAAGTATCAATGTCATAGTTGCTTGATTCTAAGATCGTAAAGGTTCCGTTAAATGGGGTTCCGCAGCCTGTGATAACTACGCTCTGACCCTCTGAAAAATTGTTTTCGCCTAAAACTGTGTAATAGGCAATGTTATCCTGAAGTTCAACACGGGATATAGGTGATGCGTATGTGACCAGCATAGGCAAAATTACGGCCTCAGCGGTATCTATCACATCTGTTAGATATGCGTCATTGTAAAGGGATACAGAGACACCAAGGATTGACCTTAGCTCTGCTACGGTGACTATCGATGCCATCTCTGTATCCTCTCTGTTAAACGACTGGGGGAGCCACCGGGAGCAGCAGCCCCCCCATGATTAGTTTTTGACTACGCAACCATGAAACGGTAAGCGCCTGCGCCAAGCTTTGTTGCTGTTGCGCCGTAGCCGTAGTATCCAACTTGAACCTGACCTGTTGAGATGAGGTTTGTCTGGAGTGATAGGCGTGGTGATTCGTACCAGGTGTAAGCATCTGGGTTGATAACAATAAGAGTGTTATCTCCAACGCCTGAACCATCTGTTAGTGCGCGTGATACGCGAAGGTTAAGCCCTAGAAGGTTTCCGCGAACTGCTGTTGCAGTAAGTGTTCCGCCTGCGTTCTGTGGGTTAATTGTTTGCTGGAAGATTGGGCGATTTGAACCATCGACCAAGCCCATTAGAGCGCCCCATTGTTCTGGAGAAACTACGATGTTTTGTGCGAAGCCAAGAGTGTTCTTGTAGATAGAAACTGCTGCATCTGAAACGAAGTCAGCAACAAGAGCGCCGGTTGTAAGTGCTGCGCGGTTTCCGCCATCTGTTCCACCGTTAACCATTGCTGTTGCAACTGCGTTATCTGTGGCCTTTGCGTAGGCAAACTCCATTTGACGAACGAGTTCAGCAAAGAATGCTGGTGAAGAACGATCTAGAAGTTCTAGTGAGAATGTTTGCTGCCCGATAAACTTCTGAACATTTACAGTAACGAACGCTGAGTTCTGATCTGTTTCTGATGGTGTTCCGCCTTCAGATGCAACTGCAACTGTTGGAGCAACTGTGATCTTTGGGATCTCGAAAGTCATACCTGCATCAGGTAGAGTTCCGCGAGAAATTGAGTCAATGAATGGGCGATCTGCGTTTGAGATGCCGTTAATGACCTCTGTGAGTTGGCGCGTAGGGACTAGGCCTGCGTTATCTGTAACATCTGCCGCTGCTGCGACATACATACGAGATTCTTCTGAACCTAACTTTGCGCGAACTGAATGCTCGAGATAAGAAGCCTTATCAACGATTGGGTTACGAACAACAGTTGAAATATAAGGTGCTGTTGCAGCCTTTACTTCAACCTTTGCAGCCTCTACCGTTTCTGCGGCAGGAGCAACTTCTGGAACGGTAGTGTCTGACACTTGTTCTCCTTCTGTGGTTGGTTGTGGTGTTGCATCCTCAACATCTGTTGATGCTTTGGAATCTTCTGCCGCTACTTTCGCGACTTCTGCGCCCGGTATTGCGCCATCGGTAACAAGGCTGACCTCGATCAAATTAGATGCGCTAATAGCCATAACGCCATCTTCGTTATCCCACTCTGCAACATCTACGCCAACGCTAAAATCTGAGCGAAGTCCTGTTGCTGCTTCTTCGAGTGCGTCATTGCCTGCTGTTGTCTTAGCGATCTTAAATTCTGCTGTGATGCCTTCTGCATCTGCCTCGAATGAAACCATCTTGCCTAGTGGGCGAGTTACATCGTGCTGTAGCACTAGCTTGATGTTCTTAGCCATAGTGATTGAATCTTCTTTAAACATAGTGCGGCCAGCAGATGTACTGCCTTCAGCATTCCATGAAACGATGCGACCTGCGATGATGCGAGATTCTGTATCTGCCGCCGTAATCGCGTATGGCATGGTTATCTTCATGAGTTCTCCTTATTGTCGATCAGATCTTCTTCTTCGCGGATTTGTTCAACGCTCATAGCGCCGATTCGGTTTAAGATTTCATATACTTGAGCGCGAGCAAGTGCATCTGAACGCAAGAACTCATCGAGCGAGAAGCGAATAGATCCAGTTGAAGGGCAGAAGTCCGGCATTGATAGGCGCTGTTCAATAGCAGCCAAAATTGGTTTCATTGAAAAGTCGATAAGCGAACGGCGCTCTGAAACGCTGTTGCTGTAGGTCATGCTCGTAGTTTCTGCGCTAACGAAATAAGCAGGTAGGTTGCAAGCGCGAGCCAATTCCAGCGCGACATATTGGCGAGCCTCATTTAGTTGTAACTTGGCAGGATCGATGCCCAGCGCTTGCAATTCAACATCCGCATTTAGGAACGCGGTTGATTTAGTAAGACGAGCGGTGCGCCATGATTCTAAAAGTTTAGAGATGCGTTCTGCTGGAAGATTTGTACCGTTAGACTTTAGAACCTGGAGTGGTACTGGTTCTTTAGCGAAAGTTTCGGCGGCTTGCTCGAGCGCGTGTGCTGCACGAATAGTGCGCCCTGCGCGATTTAACACGCCTTCATCAAGTCCGTAAAATACAACGAGCGATCCCACGCCTTGAGTTGGAACTACTGAACCATCGACTTGGTAGCCAACGATTTCGGTTTGATTGTTATTAAGTTTAGGTGTTACGCGATCTGGTGCAATGCGAGTCCAAGCGCGAACGCGGCCTGTATCTCCGTACTGCTCTAAAACCTGTCCATAGCCAACGCCATGAAATAAAAGATCTTCTGCAAGCCAGGCGTAAATAGCAGAACCTGGAACGCGTGGATCTGGTTGGTTAATTACTGCTGGAGTTCCCATGTGAGAACCATCGAGCTTCGAATACTGCTCGAGAGGCAACGCGGCAAGTGTTGAGCAGATGATATTACGCGCTCTGGCAATAGTTGGAACTGCCATTGCTTGCTGGCGGCTTGCTACGGATTGAGTAAATACGAAAGGATTGAAAGATGCTGTGTTGTTAAACGGTGCAGGTGTCGAAGCCGCATCAACTGTGATTTCGGTTGTTGGCTTTGGCGTTGTAAATAAGTCCCTGATTCCCATTGGACATATTATACGCTATTGGGTAGACATTACCCTATTTGAATGTCCACTTCAGATTCTCCGCGTGTTGCGAAGTGAGTAACCATTGCGGATGCAACTGCTCCACAGACTATGCCGCTTTGCTTGCGACCCATTACCCAGCCACCATCGCCTCGAGTTAATTTAACTGCCGATAGCACTTGCTTGGTTAATTCTTCTTGATCCGCATGGGCAAGCCGCATCGATGAAACCGCCGAAACGAATTCATCGCAACTCTGCTGATATTCCTGTGAGTTAACTTCATGAATCGGGATTCCTGCTGGAGCCAATCTGGCCGCAACTGCTGAGGCTGTCGACTTTGAGTAAGCAACTGCATTAACTGGGAACTTGCGAACCCAGTAAGCAATATCGTTGGCCATTTCTAGATCATCAAGGTTAACCGGGTTGAACCAAGTGTGAAGAAGGCTAACCATAAAGCGGTTGCCTTCGATTCTCTGACCTGCAACTAGCGAAGCATGTTTTCTGTCTGGGCTGAGATCGATAGCCATCCAAGTGTCTTTCTCGACATCGAGTTGAGGCAGATCTTCAGCCTTGCACTTTTTCCATTCGGCTTCTGAAATAACTGGGTTAATCATCGAAACGAATTGGCACAATATCTCGGTACGGAATATATCTTCTCGGTCTGACAGGCTGTCTTTGATGTTATCTTCATGAACTGTATGGCCTAAAGATGGATTGCTTTGATACCAGGCTTCTTTATCGGTGATCTCGGCTCCTGGCTCAGCACTCCATTCGAACCAGCCGATCGAATCTTGTGCACCTTCACTAGCTGCTAAACCTCGCTCTCGAAACTTATGCAGCAGAACCGAATTAGCGTGGCCAGCATTTGAATAGACATAAGCCTGAGGATTTGAGTTAGACATCTGAGTAAAGCGCATTGAACTCCAGACATCCTCAGTATCAAACTCACGCAATTCGT